GTTGAGGCATTGCCATTCGGCAATATCGCTGCATCCAGCAGCACGAAACCAGAACCTTTGCCGTTTGGAGGCCCGTAGTGGCTACAAGTCGATTTGTTGTTTCCGTCGTGTTCACATCGGCCAAACCCATGGCGATAAGCGTCCTGGAGATCGATGTCACGCGTTTGTGGCCCATGCCGGGCTCATCTACAGCCTATCAATTGCGATATCTCGAACAGATACCGCAGGGAACGCCGTATCGGGATGTTGTGAGCAAGGCAAAGTCCATGATGGGCTCTCCACATCTTCGCAAACCAGGATACGGCAGACCGCTTCTTATTGTTGATTTTTCCGAGGTAGGGCGTCCCATGCTGGAGACCGTGCGCCGTGAACGGCTTGATCCTGTTGCCCTGTATATCGGTGGCGATGGAGGACAGGTCACACGGCCTGTTGGAGCGCGCCCTGATCCCAAGGAAATCATCGTCCCGTGGCCTGATATCATGTTGAGCATCCAACTTTGCTACCAAGAAGAGCGCATACAGGTCGCATCGGGTCTCGCCGCGGTCGAAGTCTATAATATCGCGCTGGCATCATGTCGGGCCGATATGCCGGGGGGAATCACGGCCTACCATGATGGTGAGCTGCTCCGTGCTGTCGGTGCCGGGCTGTGGGTCTGCGAACGCGGAAGGGATTACGCCGTTGGATTGGAGCAGGCAACAGCACGTCCCGTTACTCCCGTGTATCCTCGCAAAGGAGAAACCAATGAATTGTCCTAAGTGTGGCGCCAAGAATCCACCGGTCGTCACGTCGCGCACATTCCCAAAGACAAGTAATTTGCGTTGGCGTGTCTGCCGTGATTGCGGGGCACAGATCACCACGCACGAAATCATCGCATCATGCACGTCTGTCCCCGAAAGTTGTCCAGATGTAACACATATACCACATCTGGATAGCGCCGCCTTGTCAGAGTAGCAGGTTGTCTGACTATGCTCGTCTCAAATTTGAGGAGGCGAGCATGGCACCACGAGGCATTCGGAATAACAACCCCGGCAATATTCGCCATTCACCCACCAACTGGAAAGGTGAGTGCAAAGGCGAAGACAAGTCCTTCAAGACATTCGAATCTCCTGTCTATGGCATTCGTGCCATGGCAAAGCTTCTTCGTAATTATCAGCGTCTTTACGGTCTCTATACCCTCACACAGATGATCTCTCGTTGGGCTCCACCCAACGAAAACGATACGCAGGCCTACATTGATTATGTGTCGCGTCGATCCGGCGTTGCGCCCGATGTGCGTGTTGAGCCCGATGATTTCCCCAAAGTTATCGCCGCCATGATCAACATGGAAAATGGTCGGCAGCCCTACGATGATGAAACGATTGCCGAAGGCTGTCGGCTTGGATTGGCGTAGCTCCCGATGAGATATCACGCGATTCAACCAGGTAGCCTGCAATGTCTCGGTTGCGCCTTTGTGGTGATTGATCGGCATGGACGTCGAGGTTGCTCAAAAACACGGGAACAACGACCGTGTGAGCGTATGTGATGGAATGGATCAATCGTAATCTCTATTCCCTCGTCGCCGTGGCTGTCTGTCTGACGGTCTGTGCTGCGTTCCTCGCTATGATAGGCGCGAGTCTTTTGGGGGTCAGTCTCCCCGTCAAAGCTAGCGAGACGATAAACTATCTTATCGTCTCGCTGTTCTCGTTTGCATTCGGCTCGTCTGTCGGCTCCCGACGCAAAGATGATGCGCAACAGGGAGGTCGATAGCATGGCGCTCGTATGCGATCCCAATACTAGCAAGCGTGGTCTGTGTCTGGACCTCAAAGTCAACATCCCTTCCTTGATCGCTATCGGAGGCCTCATTGTCACCATGCTTTCGTTCGGTCTTGATTTGCAGCATCGGGTCGAATCACTGGAAGTGGCATCCAAGCGTTTCGAACATCAAGGCGAGCAAATTATAGGCGGAGCACTCAAAATGGAACGTCTTGAAACACGCATCGACGGCATTGAATCCCTTCTGCGTGACATTCGAGACGAACTTAAACGGCAGCGCAAGGGGTAGTCATGGGCGGTATCCCCATCACTGTCCTGAACAACGATCAGATCGATCAAGCCGAACGCGAGGAGCTTGAGCGCAAAGCGGCCCTTGATCGTCAATCGCAGCCTTTTGTTTCCGGCCTTGCGTCGCATGTCCGGCAATGCTGGGAGCATGCTCGTGATGCCAAACGTGCACCATCCGGGACAACACAGAGCGTCTATAACCGGATGTTGTCGGCATTACGCCAATATAAAGGCGTGTATTCGCCAGAGGAGGAACATGTTGCATCGCTTGATGGACCGTCTCGCGTCTACATTCGGCTTACTTCTGAAAAATGCCACGCCGCAATTTCCTGGATCATGGAATCCATTGCTCCTGCCGGTGAACGGGCCTGGGGTGCGGCAGCCACCCCCGAACCGGATCTACCACCGGAAGACATCGAAGCGATGGCACGTGCCGTTGCGCAATCTGCTTTCGAGCAATTTCGTCCACTACTTGAAATGTCAGGGGGGCAAGTCACGCCGGAGATGTCGTCGTGGATTCAAGAACAAGGACGAGCACAGCGCGAAGACGTCGAAAAACAATCAGTAAAGCAGGCGAAACGCGAGATCGAAGACGCCGAACAAACGATTGAGGATGTGCTTGTCGAGGGAGGATGGGAAGACGCTCTTGCCGAAATGGTGCAGGACCTTGTCATTTTCCCCGCCGGTATCATGAAAGGTCCGGTCTACGAATCACGCAAGGTCATGGTGTGGGGAGACGATGGGTTCCCTGTCGTAGAAAACAAGCTCTGTCGTGTTTTCCACCGTGTCAGCCCCTTCAATATTTATCCCTCTCCTTTGGCCCAAGACATTCAAGATGGCTACCTCATCGAGCATCACGTGCTGTCTCGTCGGGCGCTCCGCAATTTGATCGGTGTCGATGGGTACGACGAAACAGCCATTAAACAAATCCTTGAAGAACCGCATGGCCTTTCCGATTGGCTCGGCATCCTTGATGAAACAGAGCGAAAACACCTTGAGGATCGCCCACGAAGCAACGAAGACCCCGAGGAACGCATAGATGCGCTGCAATTTTGGGGATGGATACAAGGGCAAATGCTGATTGATTGGGGTGTTGATGCCGAGCGCATCCCGGACCCCACCGAAGAATACAGCGCCGAAGTCTGGTTGGTCGGCGACTGGTGCATCAAAGCCGAACTCAATGGCGATGCCATGGGCCGTCGTCCGTATCACAAAGTCTCTTTTCGGCCTCGTCCCGGTGCGTTTTGGGGTGAAGGCATCCCGGAGATGATTCGAGATATCCAGGAAATTTGCAATGCCACCTGCCGCGCCCTGGAAAACAATATGGCGATGTGTGCCGGGTTCCAGACTGGAGTCGATATCAATGCGATTCCTGAAGGGGCCAACATCACCGAAATTTTCCCTCACAAGATTTGGCAATACGACTTATCTCGCAGCATCGGGAAAGGCGCTCCGATCCAGTTTTTTCAGCCAGATCCGCGTGTGCAGGATTTTAAAAGCGTCTACGAATTTTTCTCCGCACAGGCCGACAATGTCACCGGCGTGCCGCGCTATTCATACGGCCAACAGCAATCCAGCGGTCCTTTGAGTACTGCAGCCGGATATTCGATGATGATCGAAAATATGAACAAAGGCATCCGGCTCGTTCTGTCGAACCTGGACCGCCAAATCATCGAACCGGTCATCAAAGATGTCTTTGTTGATCTCGTCCTCGAAGGCGAAATCGACTACCGGGGCGACCTCAACATCGAGGCGCACGGCACCAAACGACTGCTTGAAAAACACGCGCTCACCCTCCGGCGAAATGAATTTCTCCAAATCGCACTTGGTTCTCCGATTATTCAGCAACTTATCGGCCTCAACGGTCTTGCCGAGGTGCTTCGACCACACGTTGCTGATCTTGGTCTCAATACAGACGACATCATTCCTTCACCTGACACGATCCGCCGACAGGAAGAGATGGCTGCACAACAGCAAGCCGCTCTTGCCACTCAACAGCAACAGGCAATGCAGGTGACCACCTCATGATCAAACGAACCAAGCAACACATTGCAGCCATTCAACGGCTTTTGCTGACCCAAGACTTCGCCATGTTCTTGGACTGGCTGCAATCAGAACACGAATCACAAATTTCTCTCCTTGTTCAAGAACCCTCTGAAACGAATGTGCGTTGGCTTCAAGGGCGTGTGCAGCTTCTTAACGAAATACTGCAGGCCATCAAGGAGACACGCGACGTCGCAGAGAGAATGGAGAGCTGAAAACGACTGTCGGACGCTGGCTGGGACACCAATACCGGCTTCTGACGGCAAACCCGCGAACACCCACAGGGCTCGCGATGGAGCAACACGATGAATGGCGACAACGTTGAACACTTGCCGAAAGCGGTACGCCAACAAGCGGAAGAAAACCGCAAACTGCACGAACTCATTTTGCAGCAGCAACAGACGGAAGACGGGAACACCGAAGTGCATTCGGCTCCTGCCGAGACTGATGCCACATCGCAAGACGAATACTCGGCGCAGCACGACGCATCGCCGCAGGAGCATCAACAGCCGCAACCGGAGCCCCAGGCACATCAGTCTGAACATCCCTCTGAAGACGCATGGAAACAGAAATTCCAGGTGCTCAAAGGGAAATATGACGCTGAAGTCCCGAGGCTTCATTCCGAAATCAATACGTTGCGGAAGGATATTGCCGCGCTTCAGGAGCAAAACAAACTCGCGGAAGAACGTCAACGCAAGGCCGAAGAGGCTGCACACAACGCCACGTCTCTTGATCCGTCCCGATACGACGACTGGGACCCCGAGATCAAAGACCTCGTTTCGGAAGTTGATCGTCTCCAGCAAGCAAACGCCGCGCTTCGGTCTCAACTCGATTCCGAGCTTGGTGGTCTCAAGAAGCAGCAGCAGACCATGGAACGCCAGATGTCCACGACGAATTTGTTGGACGGCGTTCGCCGTGTCTATCCCGGATTTGATGCCCAAGATCAAGACCACGCCTTCATCGAATACATGCAAGGTGTCAGTCCCACCGACCCGGAAGGCAGAAAGCGAACGGACCTCCTCGCTGTCGCCATGCGTCGGGGGGATGTCGACTTTATCGCCAAACTCTACGGGGCTTGGCCCGGAGCCGACAAGTACAAGCATCCACCGGATTCTTCTCCTACACGACAGCCGTCATCGCGTCCGAAAAACGTCCAGCCTTCCTCTGCACCGTCTGAGCAATCCAACGCGCAAGGGAAGAAGATGTGGACGGAACGAGAAATGGATCAAGTCTACAAGCAGATTGCTTTGGGGAAATACCGAGGCAAAGACGATGAATCTCAAGTTCTTCTTCGCGAAATGTCAGACGCCGTCAACGAGGGGAGAGTCCGTCCTTAATATGAGGGCGTTATGCCGTTTCCCGTATATACCGCTGGCGGAGTACCAAGTTTATCTGGAACTTATGTTCCCAAACTTTTCGCCAAGGAATTACTTGTTAAGTTCTATCTGTCGACTGTGTTTAGCGAAATAGCGAACACTGATTATGAAGGTGATATCAGTGGCATGGGCGATCAGGTCGAAATTCGGACATGCCCCAGCGTCACGATTCGTGACTACATAAAAGGGCAACCGCTCGTCTACGAGTACCTGGACCCGATGAATGTGTCGCTCCTCATCGACAAGGGCAAGTATTACGGTTTCAACATTACCGATGTGGATAAAGCGCAATCCGACATCGAGATGCGCTCTAAATGGGGCGACGATGCCGCACAACAACTTAAGATCCAAATTGATGGAAGTATTCTGGACGCTATTCCAGCAGATGTCCATGCAAGCAATGTTGGCTCTACAGCTGGATTAGAATCAGAAAACATTGATCTTGGTACAACAGGTGCGGCCGCTAGTCTGACCAAATCCAATATCATCGATAAAATTTGTGAATGCTCGCAAATCCTTGATGAACAGAACCTGCCTGAAACCGATCGTTGGATCGTGCTTCCCCCGTGGGCCATTCAACGCGTCAAAACATCTGAAATCAAAGACGCGTCATTAAGTGGAGATGGAAAAAGCACGGTTCGAACCGGTCGTGTCGGCCGCGTGGATCGTTTCACCATCTACTCCTCTAATCAACTCAAAAAGGTTGTTGATGGTACTGATAAGGTCTGGAATATCCTGTTTGGTCATAAGTCTTCACTGACATTCGCAAGTCAATTCACAAAAGAAGAACTTATCAAAAATCCAAATGATTTTGGAGATATCCTCCGCGGCCTTCAGGTCTATGGATTTGAAGTCGTAAAGCCCGACGCCATGGGTCGATTGTATGCCAAACCGGCCGTTGATCTGCCGTAATTCAGCAAGGGGCTTCGGCCCCTCTTCAGGAGAACACTATGAAACTATTGAAGCATAAGAAAAACGGCTGGACGTCTCCATACAACGAATCGTGGGCCAAATCCGGGAAGTTCGAAATTATCGAAGCTCCTGATCATGACGACGTTGAGAAAAAAAGCGCGTCTCCCAAAAAACAAACCGCGTCGGCTATCGATAAGAAGAAGGAGTAGGTCATGGCGCGAACGTGTGGAGAACTTGCTGATGATATCCGCCAAATCTTGTTCGATCCGACTGGCATACGGTGGGATAACGATGAGATAATGAAGTGGATCAATCTTGCTCGTAAAGAGATATGCAAATACAAGCCTGATCTCTTTGTCAAAACGAAAACTGTGATCCTTGTGGCTGGCACAAAACAAAGTCTTCCGAGTTCCGCTATACGTATTGTCAAAGTTGTGCGGAATATGGGGACAACGGGAACATCTCCGGGGAGATCGATAACACTGACCGATCTCAAGATTTTGGAGAACCTTCCCGGATGGCATGCACACGATCCGTCCAGTGTTGTATTGCACTGGACGTTTGATGATCGCAGTCCCAAATCGTTTTATATCTTCCCTCCTCAACCCGCGACAGGACAAGGCTATGTGGAGATCATCTACATAGATTCCCCTGGAAATCTTACGATTAGTCAAGAGCTGGATATTGATGTCACGTATGAGTCGGATATCCTCAACTACGTTTTGGGGATGTGTTACCGCAAAGACGCTGATTTCGCCGGTAACGATAAACGATCCCAGGGTCATTTAAATGATTTCTATCGATCAATGGGGTCGCGTGAACAGCTTGAAATGATTGATGATCCAAATATTCGTTCCGCGGCCGGTCCACGCTCTTTGATTACGAGAGAGGGGAAATAAATGCTTTCCCCTGATTCTGTCATCTCGCTTGTCAGACCGGTTTGCCCTGACGCTCCTGTTCCATTTATCGCGATGGTCGTTTCGTCCGTTCTGGACGACTTTTGTAAGCGATCCATGGTCTGGAATACCACTCTCGACCCCATACACTGCGTCCCGGGACAGGTCGAATACGATCTCGATCCACCGTACGGCTCCAGGGTAAACATCTTGACGAGCGTTATGCGCGATGGTGCTCCGTTTTCCATGTATGACTTCAACGGAGTAGTGCTCACGTTAAACGTCGTCCCCAAAGGGCCCTATACGCTTGATGTCGACGCCGTCTTGTCGCCGACTCCTGATGCGACATCGCTCCCTGATCTCCTGACTCCGTGGATTCAAGATATTGCTCACGGTGTTACCGGACGACTCATGGCCATGCCCCAGAAGCCATGGTCCAATCAGATGGCCGAATACTACCTGTCGCAGTTCAATCATGCCGTCAATCGAGTGCGTCTTAATGCCAATCATAAAAATTCGATATCGTCGTTACGCGTGAGTCCTCGACGATTTCGTTAGTTATAAGGATATGTTATGTCCGCTATGTCCAACTACCTCGAGCAATCGCTTATCAATGCAATTCTGCGCGCTACTGCATTTTCCAGCCCGAATGTTGCGGACTTGCACCTTGCTCTCTTTGTGGCTGATCCAACCGATGCCAATATCACGACAAACGAGGTGAGCGCATCGTGGTACGAACGTCAACCAACCGGAACGTGGACCGCCCCCGGAGCGGAAAGTGGTCAGAGCTCCAATACGTCTTCTGTCACATTCCCTGCTGTCTCTGGAGATTCCGTGACAATCACGCATTTCGGTATTTATGATTCGTCTCTTTCCGGGAATTTGCTGCTCCATGGCCCTCTCACGACGCCCAAAACGATGGACGACGCCGACGTCGTCTCTTTTGCCCCCGGTTCGCTTGTTGTAACGATGGCGTAAGATGTCTGACTTCGGCCAGATCAATGGATTTGCGCTCAATGCAGTCCCGAGACAATACCGTATTGTTCACACAGACGGTATTGTCTCGGTTGTTCCTACAGTTACTGCGACTGCGGGATGGGTACTCTTTACTGATGGTATTGCATCTTGTCTGTCCGATATCTCTCCACCATCTCTATCCAATGTTGTTTCCGTTTCTGGATCGAGCATACAGTCACCTTCATTTGAAGGTGACATCCATATTATACGTGGAGCGAAAGCCACCATTTGTCCCATTGTACTCACAAGGACAGTCCCAACGGTTCACTTTGTTGGGGCTGGAATAGCGAGCGTTGAGTCATATTTCGGAAAAAATAGAAATATTGTTCAGCTAGCAGGCAATCTTGTTTGTCAAGCGCATGCTCATGTCGACAATCCTGTGTGGCGAGGGTGCTCTGGACATGCGTTATCCGTTGGCTCCAGCACCGCCATAGCAACAAAGGTTGCTGGTGGGGTTGGTGTTGCGCTTCCAAGATGCATGGCAATCGCTGGCGTTCAAATAAACAATATTCATTATGGCTGTTCGACATCGAAGAGTTCTGTTTCCGTATCGACTACCTGCATCAGAATACGACGTCCTCACGCATCACTCTCTCATCATATCTATACAGGAACCGTACATTTCACACGTACTCGTCTTGTATGCGGTGATATATCTGCAAATACGAGAGCAACAGGATATACAACAAGGTATAAACATATCTCCTCAAGTGTTGTTAGCCTTGCATTGACAACAGGAAAATCCAATAGAATACGATCACTATGTGGAATATCATCATCAGAAATACATACACAATCAATTAACCACAAGACAAAATGTATAAAAAATGTTTTTGGTGTATCGTCAGTTGTTGCTAGCATTAACAATACGCCTATTCGAGTTCATCATGGATTAGCAAACATAAATGCACAATCAATTATGCATGCTTCTCCACAAAAAAGAGCAGGTGTACATGTTACACTATCGTGTATTTGTACACAAACATCTACGATAACACGATACATTACTGACACGCTTTCTATTGATACGAAATGCTCCGTTTCTGTGGCTGGACATCGTATCATTGGTGCAAATCAAGAACTTACATCTTCATGCAATACAGATGTACGTTGCCAAGTTGCATTTACATCATGTGGTAACGTCTTAGCAAAAACATGTACGACAGGAGACATAAAACGGTTTCGTCATCTTTTGTTGGCAGAAAATTTGCGAACTCAGGCTCTTTTTTCTGGATTCGTCCAGACTATCATTGTTTGTCGTGACAAGAATAATCTTACTCCATTTGCAGAAACGATACTTGTCTCTGGTGGGATGGTCGTCAGGAAGGCAGAGATACAGGCTCAATGTCATATTGATACAATTGTATCTCCAGTTGTATTCTTCCCCACCAAAACAATATCACCGCTACAATGTGAGCATTTTGCCGAAGCAGCAGCACGAGTACACAAGCCTCCATCTGCTGTCAGTCTGCAATGCATAAGCAAGTCGGCAGCAGCAGCACG